CACGCGGCGCTGGGCGGCGTCGAGGGCGTTGAAAACCTTGATGGCCTGCTGCGGCAGGCGGGGCGTCAGGCGCCAGTGGCCGGTGCCCTCGTCGCGCTCCACCCAACCGGCGGTCAGCAGGTTGTCCAGGTCGCTGGTGATCACGCTCTGCGAGCATTCCACCGCTCTGGCCAGCGCGGCCGGCGGGTAGCCGTGGATCACGTCGCCGAACAGCGCGATCACCACCTTCATCAGGCGCTGCTGCGCCTGATTGGTGTAGTCGGTGGCGCGGCTCATGCTGGCCGCTCCGCCTGTTCGCGCTGCATCACGTTCAGCTGCAGGCCCTGGCTCAACTCATCGGCGAGGCGATCAGCCAGTCGGCCGGGCAGCAAGGTGATCTCGTAGGCCCCGGCCCTGATGGTCAGGCCCCGCGCGGCCATGGCCGCGGGCAGGTTGTTGAGCGCGTACCTCAGCTCGTCGGTGGTGTGGTAGGTGGTGCTCACGCGCTCACCTCTTCGCCTGCAGCTGTGAGCACCACGCGCCCGGGCACCCAGTGGCGCCCGGTGGTGGGCCGGGCCTCGCCAGCGTCCGCCACCCTGAGCAGCATCGCAGCCATCTCGCGCAGCTGCGCGGGCGTGCGCTCGACACCGCAGAACGGCCCGCCGTCGATGCCCACCAGCGGCTTGTTGTCCCAGGTGCGGGTGTAGGTGACCTTGATGGTGTTCATGCTGCGGCTCCCGGTGCGAAGGGGCCGACGCCCAGGCGCTGCATCTCGGCGTCCACGTGGGCGCTCATCTCTTCCAGCGAAGGGATCTCAAACAGAGTTATTTCTTTGAATGCGGGCAGGAACGCAGGCGGGCATTCGTGTGGGTTGGCACCATCCTGCAGGATCCAGTCCACATCCAGCCCCAGCGTTGGAAAGCTGCGCGCCACGTCCTTGAGGTCCTGTATCGGAAAGCGGCCTCTGGCTTTCGCAATGGCGAAGTTTTCTGGAGACCACCCCAGGATGAGTGCCAGCACACGGTCACTCATTGCCGATGGGCTGATGGAGTTCTTGCAGCGCTGGGAGATCGCTGCGAATTTTTGCGAGCTCATGCAGCAGCTCCCCGCGACACACCGCGCCCGGTCCACACCGTCTTCTTGCGACCACGCACCGCTTTGGTCGCATGCAGCGGCTGGCCGGTGATCTTCTGCAGCTCGGCTTCGATACGCGCCGAGCGCATGAGTCCATGAACGACTCGGCTGACGCTGTTCGCGGTGACGCCCAAGTGATCAGCAATCGCGTTCTGGCTGGTTCCAGCTCGCGAAATGGCCGCTTTGATATCCTCAGGTTTCATTTTTCGCCCTTACTCAAAATGGGTATTGAAAATTGATTCATTGATACGGACTATATCCTGATTTCTGGATACTGTGCAAGGAGTTTTTGTGGCCACAAGTTTTGAAGCGGCCCTGCTGCGGCTGAAGGGCGTATTGCAGGTGCAGACGGACAAGGAAGTGGCGGCTAGGTTGGGCATGTCGCCCACCGCCCTGAATGACCGAAAAAAGCGCGACGCATTCCCGGAAGACCGGGTTCGTGCGCTCGGGGCGCAGTTGGGCTTTGACTCGGACTACGTGGTCACCGGTCTTGCGCAGGCCGCGCGGGAAATGATCGCGGCGGCACGCGAAGGCAAGCCCTTCACGAAGGTCAGCCAGGAAGACCGGGCGCTGCTCGCACGCTGGCACCAGTGTTCGCAGTCAGATCAGTTGTTGATCTTTGGCCTGATCAAGCGCCTCAGTGCCGCGCCCGCATTGAGCGGGGCTGGTGGCTCGCAGAGTGCTGTGGGTGACGGCAACATCCAGATCGGCATCAAGAAAAAGTGAGGTTTCGGTTTTGCAAGAGCTACCCAAACAGCTGCTGGCCTGGCTAAGCCAGCTGCTGCCAAAACAAGAAGTCACAGGGAAGTCGAACGTGCAGGTGGGTCAGGTGGGCGGGAACTTCACGGTGATCAACCACCACCATGCGCCAACGCCGCAGACCGGGCTGACCACGCCCGCCCAGCGCGAGCTGTTGGCCCTGATTCGCCGCTCCCCCAGCGCCGAGGCCGTGTTCAACTTCATGCAGCGCGAGTTCGGCTCACGCATGGTGATGGACCTGAGCCCGAGCCAGGTGCTGCGGGTGCGGCGCTATGTCGAAGTGGTGCAGAAGAAATCCGATTCAAGGAGGAAGTCATGAACATCAAAACAGCGCTGCTCGCGCTCACCTGCCTGGCGGTGTCACCCGCCTGGGCGATCAACAAGTGCACCATCGACGGCCGGGTGGTGTTCCAGGATGCGCCTTGCCCAGGCAAGGGTGAGACGCTGGTGGTGCGGCCGGCCAGCGGGCGGGGCGCCAGCGCGGCGCCACCACAGACGCCTCCTCCTGCGGCTGATGCACCTGCGATCGCTCCTGCAACGGCACCAGCTCAACCACTCACGCAAGGCAACAGGCCCGCAGCGAAGTCGCCCCTGGAAGTCGAAGCCGACATGTGCCTGGCCTGGTACCGGCCCTTGCTGCGCGATCCCCATGGCGCCTACTACACCAACCTGACCAAAGAGAAGCGCGTGTTTTCAATGGACCTGCACGCCACCAACGGGTACGGCGGCTATGTGATCAAGAGGGCTGCGTGCGAGATCCACAACGGCAAGCTGAATGAAGCCTGGACCAAGAACCACGCCAAGTGGGGTGGCTGGGCGGTGGAGTGATGAGGCGCGACATGGATGTGATCCGCCAGATCGTGCTGGCGGTGCGCGAAGCCAAGGGCGGCGTGGGTGGCCTGGACGGCCTGGAACCCGATGTGTTCGCCGAGCACGTGCGGCTGCTGGATGAGGCGGGCCTGGTGACCGCAGCGGTGCAGGCGGTGCAGCAGCGCACCACGGCGGCGGTGGTGTGGCGCCTGACGTGGGCAGGGCAGGATTTCGCCGACGCGATCAAGGACACGTCGCTCTGGCAGAAGGCCAAGGACGACGTGATCAAGCCCGCAGGCTCATGGACCTTTGGGGTCTTGCTGGACTACCTCAAGGCCGAGATCACGCGGGGCCTGCCCGGCCTGCCGCTCTAGCAGCCGCTCCAGGTCCTGTGCGCAGTTCCACATGCACACGGCGCCGTTCTCGATGAAGCGCTTTCCAAAATCGGTGGGCTCGTGCGGCGCGTCGGCAAATTTCCTGCGGATGACGCGGTACCAGTCGGCCAGCATCTGGCGGGCGTCTTCCTCAAACGTTGCCGGCGCAGGCGCGGCCTGCACGGCTGGCACGGTGAACGCGCGCTGGTGGTCCTGGAGCATGCGCCGGGTCCAGGTTCCGGGGTCTTCATGAGGGGTGTTCATGCCCCGATGATCGCTGCCCAGGGCCCACGGAAAACAATGACGTGCGCCATTTAGCGGGCCTCGCGCGCGCGCGGCACAGTGCCGTGCATGTCGCAGTCCAACCACCTCGAACACCGTCTCAGCCCCAACTTCTCGCTCGCGGAGTTGACGGTCAGCCAAGCCGCTGACCGCGCTGGTCTCAGCAACCGGCCCGTCGGCACCGCGCTGGACAATCTCGCGCGTCTGGCCCTGTTCCTGGAACAGGTCCGGGGCCTGTTGTTCAACTCGCCGATCCTGGTCAGCTCGGGCTACCGCAGCCCGGCCGTGAACAACCTGGTGGGCGGCGCCTACCCGTCGGCCCACACCAAGGGCCTGGCGGCCGACCTCATCGCGCCGAAGTATGGCCGGCCCAAAGCCATCGCCGAGGCCATCCGAGACAGCGGCCTGCAGTTTGACCAGGTGATCTTCGAAGGCACCTGGGTGCACGTGGCCATACCCGAGGCCGGGCAGATTCCCCGGCGCGAGTGCCTCACGGCGCGCTTCCGTGGCGGTATGCCCACGCAGTATCTGCGAGGCATCGTATGAAGCTCATCCCCGACTACCGCCTGGCCTGGCGGTTCCTGTCTGTGCAGGCGGCCGTACTGCTGTCTGTGCTGTCCGGCATTCAGGCCGATGTGCTGCCCCTGGTGCAGCCCCTGGTGCCCGCGGACAAGTGGCCCTGGGTGTCGGGTGGCCTGGCGCTGGCCATCATCGTCTTGCGTGTGCTCGACCAGCCTGATCTGGACCGGAGCCAATCATGAGCTGGCTCAGCCTCATCCCCTACCTGCTGGCCGGAGCCATCGCGGCAGGAGCTACTTGGCCACTGGCCCGCGCCCCGCTGCAGGGCGACATCGCCGATCTGCGTATGGAAAACGCAGGTCTGCGGGAAGACAACGCAGAGACGCTGCGCAAGGCCGCGATCGCCAGCGCTGCCCGCCTGCAAGAAGCCACCGACCGCAGCCAGGCGCTCGGCGTCCAGCTGCTGCGCCAGGTCGCCACAAACGCCACCCTTGCCCAGGAGAAAACCCATGCCATCAAAGCTTCGACCGCTGGCCGCGCTTGCCTGTCTGATCGCGCTCTGCGCGTGCTCAACACCGCCCCGGGTCTCAGCGTCGCCGCCCCTGGCGGCCTGCCCGCGGCCGGGCCCGGAGCTGCTGCAGAAGGTGGGGCCACTGCCACCGATACCGACATCGGCACCTGGGCCGTCGCCGTCGGCCAGCAGCACGAGACCTGCCGCGAGCGGCTCAACGCCCTGATCGACTGGCACGCGCAGCAGCCACCAGCGGAGCCAGCCGATTGACCGATGACATCGACCGCGCCAGCGAGCGCGAAGCCGAGATGCGCGCCGATGCGCTGCGAGACCAGGCGCTCCGCGCCGGGCTGCAGGGCAAGACAGTGGCCGACTCGGCCGAGTTCTGTGAAGCACCGGGCTGCGATCAGCCCATACCCAAGGCGCGCCGGGTGGCGGTGCCGGGTTGTCAGTACTGCGTGGCGTGTCAGGAGCGCCACGAGAAAACCACCAAGGGAGCGAGAGCCCGATGAACTTGACCGACATGAGTTTTTCTTTCCAAGCCATGCAATGGATCGTGGTCACCGCGATCGGTATCTACGCCTGGATCATCGGCCGCCAGTCGGCGAGCGCGCAAGAAATGATGGAGCTGCGCATCCGCATCACGACGCTGGAGGCGCAGATGGACCAGGTGCCGAGCCAGCAGCAGCTGCACGACCTGGTGACCAAGGTCGAGCGCGTGGCCGGCGGCATCGAGTCGGTGGCCGCGCGCATCGAGCCGCTGACGCGCAGCGTGGACCGTGTCGAGAGCTTTTTGCTGAACCAAAAATGAGCTTCGCCAACTTCCTCACCGAAGACCGCCGCCTGGTGATCCTGCGCGTGCTGTCCGATCTGCCGGCCTACCGCACGAATTCGTTCCTGCTGCATACCCTGCTGTCGCGCTTCGGCCACGAGCCCAGCACCGACCAGATCAAGGGCGACCTGGCTTGGTTGCAGGAGCAGGGACTCGTCACGGTGGAGGCAGTCGAGAGCGTGCACATCGCCACCCTTACCACCCGCGGCGCCGATGTGGCCGCGGGCCGCGCGGTGGTGCCTGGCGTCAAGCGCCCGGGGGCCTGAGATGGGCCGCAAGTCTGCCGTCTCCCGCATGGACCCGGCCGCGCGCCGGTTCCTGGAGAAGCTGCTGCGCGAAGACCGCCACACGCTGGACGAGCTGCTCGCCAAGGTGCGCGAAAAGTACCCCGAAGAGGAGGTGAGCCGCTCGGGCATTCACCGCTACAAGGCGGGTTTCGGCGAGATGGTGGGGCGCATGCGCGAGATCGAGACAGCGGCCGGCGTCCTGGTGGACGAACTCGGCGAAGGCATGGGCGACAAGGCCGGTGCGCTGCTGACCCAGGCCGTGACCACGCTGGCCACGAACGCGGCGCTGAACGCGCACAACGACGACAAGATCTCGATCAAGGAGGTTTCCGAGCTGGCCCGCGCCGCACGCGCCGCGATGCAGGCCCGCACCATGAGCCTCAAAGAGCGCGAGGCCGTCGAAGCGGCTGCGCGCCGCAAGCTGCTGGAAGAGCAGCAAGCCAACCTGCAGAAGATCGCCAAGACCCAGGGCATGAGCCAGGATCAATTGGACTTCTGGATCAAAGACTTCCTCGGTGTTCGCTGATGGCCGGCGTCAAACCACTCGCCAGCACGCTTCGCATCGTCGAGTGGGACGAACTGCCGCCTCGCGCCCGCGAGATTCCGGCCAACTTCAACCCCGTTGCAGAAGGCGTTTTGATGCTGCACCAGCGGCAGGTGGTGGCGCTGAAGCAGTCGATCATCGCGATCCCCAAGGGGCGACGCACTGGGATCACCTTCGCTGTCATGTTGCGCAAGACGCTGGTGGCTGCGGCCAGCAAAGAGGCTGGTGGCGACAACGTCTATTACATCGGTGACACGAAGGAAAAAGGCCTTGAGGCCATTGGCTACTGCGCCCGTTTCTCACGGACCATCGCGAAGGCGCAGGGCGAGGTTTCTGGGATTGAAGAATTCCTGTTTGAAGACCAGGACCCTGAGACCGGAAAAACGCGCCACATCACCGCCTATCGCATCCGTTTTGCCAGTGGATTTCAGGTCTGCGCCCTGTCCAGCCGGCCAGCCAATATCCGAGGTCTGCAAGGCCACGTGGTCATTGACGAGGCAGCCTTCCACCAGAACGTTCAAGACGTGCTGGACGCGGCCTCCGCTCTGCTGATCTGGGGCGGTCAGATCACGGTCATCAGCTCGCACAACGGCAAGAAGAACCCGTTCGCGCAGTTCTGCCGAGACATCGAGGCCGGGCGCTATGGTGATGACGCCATCGTAGTCACGGTCACATTTGACACAGCGGTGGCCAACGGCCTATACGAGCGCGTGTGCTGGATGAAGGGCGAAAAGCCAACGGCCGAAGGAAAGGCGAAGTGGTACGCCAAGATCCGCAATGCCTACGGGGTGCGCAAGGCTGCGATGCGCGAGGAGCTGGACGCGATCCCTCGCGATGGCAATGGCGTCTGCCTGCCTGGCGTTTGGATCGACCAGGCCATGTCTCTGCCGGCAACCCGGGTTCTGCGATTGGCGCTGGATGATGACTTTGTGCGGCGCCCACCCGAGTCCCGCGAGGCATGGGTGAAAGACTGGATCAAGCGCTATCTCGATCCGATGCTGGCCCAGCTGGACCCCGATACACGCCACGTGTTCTCGCATGACTACGCGCGCCACCGTGACTTTTCCAGTTGGGGCGGACACGCCATCACGGCAACGATGCGGCGGCAGTGTGTGCTGTCCATCGAGATGCACAAGGTGCCCTACGCCCAACAAAAGCAGATCACCTGGCACGCGATCAAGGCGCTGCCTAAGCGCTGCGGTGGGGCAATGGACGCCACCGGAAGCGGGGAGTCACTCGCGGAAGAAACCGCTGATGAGTTCGGGCATGACCACGTGCACCAGGTCACGTTGAACCGGGGCTGGTACGGCACTTGGATGCCCAAGTTCATCCAGGGCTTTGAAGACGGAATGATCGACATCCCGCAAGACGCCAACATGGATCAGGACTTGCGCGCAATCGAGGAGATCGACGGCATTCCCATGATCAACAAGCTCCGGCGCGCGGACTTGAAAGACCCCGATCTGCAGCGCCACGGCGATAGCGCTGTGATGCTGGCCTTGGGCTGGTTTGCATCTTTGCACCTGAGCTACCCGATCGAATTTATGAGCGGAGACCCGCGCGAGAGCAGTTCAAATTTTGGAGATTTCGTCCATGGCTAAGCCCAAGACCCCACCGGCCGAGGCCAGCAAGTCGGGCATCACACCCGATCTCGCACCCGAACTCACCGCCGAGTTCGCCAACCGCCTGCGCGATCCCTTCGAAGCGCCCTACATGGGCATCCTGCGCACCAACGACCCGCTGCTCATCGAGCGCGGCAACGGTGGCGTGGAGCTGTACCGCGACCTGCGCCGTGACGGCAAGGTGTTCAGCGGCCTGCAGAAGCGCCAGCTGGCCCTGGTGGGCAAGGCCTGGCAGGTGGAGCCGCGCGAGAAGAACTCGGCCAAGGCCAGCGCCGACGCGCTCACACTGACCGAGATCCTGAAGGGCTTCGCGTTCGACCGGCTGTGCTCCGACATGCAGGAGGCGCTGCTGGCCGGCCACGCGATCGCCGAGATCGTCTGGACGATTCGCAACAACCTGGTGGCTCCGGTGCGGGTGCCCAAGCGCGCGCAGAAACGCTTCGTCTACGTGCAAGACGACGAGAACAGCCCGCCCCGCCTGCAGATGCTCACGCGCGAGGCCATGCAAAAGGGCATCCCGGTACCGGAGCGAAAGTTCATCGTCCACCGCGTCAACCAGGAAGACGACAACCCCTATGGCACGGGCCTGGGCCTGCAGCTGTACTGGCCGGTGTTCTTCAAGCGCAAGGGCATCGTGGCCTGGAACAAGCTCAACGACCGCTTCGGCTCGCCCACGCCGCACGGCAAATACCCGCGCAACGCGAGCCCGAAGGAAAAGGCCACCCTGGTGGACGCGCTGCGCGCCATGAGCAATGACGGCTACCTGGCCACGCCCGAGGGCATGGAGATCGCGCTGCTAGAGAGCAAGCTGGCCGGCAACGTGACCACGCAAGAGCAGCTCGTGCGCTACATGGACGAATGGATCGCCGAGGTGCTGACCGGCCAGGAGCCCTCGGGCTCCGGTGGCGGCGCGCTCGCAGCTGCATCAAAAGAGCGGCAGAACGTGCGCCAGGACCTGACCCAGGCCGACAGCGATCTGCTGAGCGAAACGCTCAACGAAACGCTGATCGCGTGGATCTGCGAACTCAACGGCCTGGAGCCCTGCGCCGTGTACCGTCAGGTGAAGGAAGAAGAAGACACCAAGTCGGTCGCCGAGACCGACAAGATCATCCACGACATGGGCTACGAGCTCGACGAGGACACGCTGCGCTCGAAGTACGGTGAGGGCTGGACGAAGAAGGCATCGATTCCCGCAGGCAATGGCGCGGCCAGTGAGGGTGAAGGTGAAGGCGAGCCAGGTCAGTCGAAGGGGGCGGCTCAGAGCACCAAATACGATGCCGCGCTGATCAACGCCTACAGCATGGGCCTCGACCGCTTCACCAAACTGGGGATGAAGATCCCGGAGAAGTTCGTCCGCGACGCGTTTGGCATCCCCACGCCCAAGGGCGGAGAGAAAACGCTGGAACCGGCGGCGTCACCTGAAGGCAATGGGAACCCCGCCAGCTTCGCCGAGGCCGCCTCGGTGGCCACCGCAGCCGCGACGGACGCGCTCACGCGCCGCCTGGGCGACGGTTCGGCCCACCTGGTGGGTGACTGGATCGACCGCCTGCAGGAGCTGGTCAGCAACCCGGCGTACGACAGCCCCACTGCCCTGCAGGAAGCGCTGCTGGGCGCCTATGGCGACCTGCCGGTTGAGCAGCTGCAGGAGCTGATGCAACTGGCCTTCACGCTGGCCCAGCTGCAGGGCATGGACGCGGCCGCGCAGGAGAGCACGGGTGGCTGACGAACTGACGGCCGAGGAAACACTGGACGGTGCTCGGCAGCAGTTCCAGGAACAGATCGACTTTTTCCGCAAGAAGCTCAACCTGCCCAGCGAGACCTGGCGCGACATTCAGCGCGGCGCGCACGACCGAGCCTTCATGGTGGCCGGCGCCATGAAGGCCGATCTGCTGCACGACCTGAGCGGTGCGGTGGACAACGCGGTGCAGGGCGGCAGCATCGGCGAGTTCCGAAAGCAGTTCAAGGCCATCGTGCAGAAGAACGGCTGGACCGGCTGGACCGGCGAAGGCACTAAGGCCGGCGAGGCCTGGCGCACGCGGGTGATCTACCAGACCAACCTGGCCACGTCCTACGCGGCCGGCCGCCGCAAGCAACTGCTGGATCCAGCGCTGCTCTCGCGCCGCCCGTTCTGGCGCTACGTGCACGACGACAGCGTGACCAGCCCGCGCCCGCACCACAAGGCCTGGGGCGACTCGGGCCTCACCCTGCGCCACGATCACCCGTTCTGGGCGACCCATTTCCCACCCAACGGATGGGGCTGCAAATGCCGCGTCGTCGCGGTCAAAGCGCCGGCCGATGGCGACGCCACCGAGCCACCAGAAGGCTGGCTGGCCGCCGACCCGAAGACCGGCGCACCGGCCGGCATCGACGAAGGCTGGGACTACGCACCAGGCGCCCGCGCCGACGACGATCTGCGCACCTTCGTGCAGGACAAGCTGATCGAATACCCGCCAGCGATCAGCAAGGCCCTGTCGGCCGATGTGAACCGGACCATCAACGCGCAGGACCTGGTGCAGGACTTCGTGCGCGACGTGCTGGCCGACAGGCAGCGCCGCGAGCCGCTGTGGATGGGCTTTGTCGAGCAGCCGGGCAAGCTCGGTGCCGTGGCGGGCACACCCGTGGAAGGCTTCACCGTCATGCTGCCGGCCGAAGCGCCTCGCCATGTGGAAGGCTCCCACAAGTTCGACGGCGCCGGCCAGCGCCCAGCCAAGCCGGCCGACTTCGCACTGCTGCTGCAGGCACTCAATGACGCCGATTCCCTGCGCGCGGGCAAGGCGTCACGACATGGAAACCCCACCGTCGTGGCCACGAAGACCATCAACGGCGAGGTGTTCCGAGCGGTGTGGGAGGTGCTGTCCGGGAAGCGGAACCGCTCGCTGCAGCTGGAGAGCCTGGTGATCAAGACCAAGGCCCAGAAATGAGAAACCCTGTGAGCCCCAGCCAAGACGTTCGAAACGAATCCGGCGTAAACCACCGGGGGCTGATGTCACAGGGAACACATATTTTAGTGTGGGGGTCGCCATGGCGCAACTGATCGAACTCACCAACCGCAGCGGCCTGGACTACCTGCAGGCCATGCTCGACCGCGGCAAGAACCTGCGCCCGGTGCTCGCCGAGATTGGCGAAGACCAGACCGAGTCCACGAAAAGGCGCTTTGCCACCGCGAAAGCCCCGGACGGCACAGCATGGGCACCGAACAGCGCGACCACTCTCGCCAGGTACAGCGACCTGTTCGCCCGCAAGAAGGACGGCACGCATTCCAAGAAGGCCGCGGCCAAGATCGCCGGCAAGAAGCCCCTCACTGGTGAAACGCGCGCGCTGGCCACCACGATCAACTACCAGGTGCTGGATGACAACCAGGTCGGCATCGGCAGCCCCATGGTCTACGCCGCCATGCAGCAGTACGGCGGCAAGAAAAGCGACTTCCCCCACCTCTGGGGAAATATCCCGGCCCGCCCCTTCCTGGGAGCCTCAGAGGCCGACAAGATCAACATCGCCGACTTGGTGCGGTCGTACATGCTGGGGGAATGAGATGAGCAATCCGTGCTTGATCTTGGACGTGACTCAGATCGACCACTGGCCACCGCGTCACGGCGGGCACCTGATCCCGGACATTCGTCGGCCGTCCATCCTTCAACATAGCCGTGAGGTCGCTGAAGCCGAGGCGCTGCGCCTGAACAAGGCTCATCCTGGCCACCACTTCGTGGTCTTCGAAGCGAGGTCGATGTCCAGGACCGTGAAGATTCCGACGCACATCTCGATCAGCGGACAGGTGCTGCTCGAAGGCAACCTGCCGCAGCTCGTGGCTATAGACGACGGGGACATCCCGTTCTGACATGAGCAGCAAGCGCCGCACCCGTCGATCCGCATGCACCGGGAAAGTACGCTACACCAGCCTGGGCCACGCCCTGGTCGCAATGAACGCGCTGCACCGCCGCAAGGGATACCAGGGCTTCATGACGAGCTACTGGTGCGAGTCCTGCGGCGGCTATCATTTCGGCCACCCGCCCAGGGGCAAGGGCGGTCGAAGGTAG